TAGGGTCTGCAATCAAACTAAAAATTTAACAGATGGGTTCTATCTAACCAGAAAGAATAGAGGTGCATTGCCATCATCTTATTCTTATGAGTGTAAGACATGTACCATAAAGAGAGTGAAATCTAAAAGAAAACGAAACAAACCAGAGATATATCCTGATTGGTAGGGTGTTCATGTACCGTTTCCCCACTGAAAACACCCAAACAATAAATAAGTTGTAGTAGAAAACATTAAGTTTCCGAGGAATACTAACATGACGCTTAATCTAGTATCTCCAGGCGTTAAGGTACGAGAAGTTGACCTAACTGTCGGAAGGATTGACGGCATCAACGATCAAGTAGGTGCAATTGCAGGACCATTTGAGAAAGGACCTGTTAATGAGCCAGTTCTAATCGAGACAGAGGCCGACCTTTTAGAGACGTTTGGTTCACCAAAAAGTGCCGATGCCCAGTATGAGTACTGGATGAGTGCATCTGCTTATCTTTCATACGGTGGAATTCTTAGAGTTCTAAGAACATCCAACCCAACATTATCCAATGCTAACGCACCAGTTGGTGTTGCGATAACCAATCTTTCGATTGGATCTTCTGAAGATTATTACAACAACAGATCAGATGATACTGAGTGGTTATATGCCGCAAGGAACCCTGGCTCTTGGGCAAATGATCTTAAGATTTGCACAATCGACTCACAGGCAGACCAAATAGTTGCTATAGGTACTGATGGTCTTGTAGTAGGATACGCTGTTACTGCTGGATTCTCAACTAGTGTTGCACAAACTGACGGAACCGTTGGTGTTCAAACTGGTTATATAAAAGGAATCATCACAGGAATTAATGAAGGATCAGTTGATGTTAAAGTCGTAAGTAAGCACAACGTTACAACAGACGTATGGAGTGCGATTGATTACGAAGAAGGATCAACAACTGCAGCTTTCCAAGGATACGACGCTGGTGTTTACGGCGAGTATGCTAATGCTGTTACAACAGTAAACCACCCTAACCGTCTTAAAGTTTTTAATGCTTCTGGGACTCAACAGAGAGTAGAAAGACAGAGATTCCAAGCTTCAGTTGGAATCGGTTCTACAGTTATTGCTTATGCCTCTGACTTCAGTGCGCTTAAGTCTGGTCCTGGCGATCAAATTAAGTCACTTAACGGAACTTACACAGGAACCATTGTTTCTTATGCAACAACTGGTGGTGTTGGTCAAATCATAATGGACACCGCAGCAACTGTTGCGTTTGCGAACACAGACTTCCTCGTTATGTCTGGTATTGATAGTGGAATTTACCTAAGAGAAGGTAACACTGTTACTGACTGGTACGATTCACAGACTCTTGGACTTACAAACAGTACAGTCTACTGGAAACAGGTTGCTGATCGTCCTACAACTACAGAATATGCTAAGGAAAGGAATTCTAAGAATGACGAGTTCCACGTTCTTATCGTTGATGACACTGGTAAGGTAACTGGTAGTTCTGGAAACATTGTAGAGAAGTGGACTGGATTATCTAAGGCAAGTGATGCCAAAGTTTCTCCTTCTACAGACATCTTCTATAAGAACTACGTTGCAAACTTCTCCAACTATGCATTTGTTGGTGCTGCTCAAACTGGTCTCGGTCTGAAGCATACAGCATTAGGTGGATACACCATTGATGCAACTGGTGTTTGGAATACAAAGGCACAAGGAGTAACATTCAATGGTGCTGGTCCTAAGACATTCTCACTTGCAGATGGAAATGATTACGGTGGAACTGACAAGTATGCTTGCACATTAGGAGACATTGTAACTTCTTACACTGTTCTTGATAATCCTGCAGAGTACTCTGTTAACTACCTTATCCAAGGTCCTTCTAGTGGAGACAACATTTATGAGGCACAGGCTAAGGCAAACAAACTGTTAAGCATTGCTTCTGTACGTAAGGATTGCATCGCATGTATTTCACCTTACAGAGCTGGAGTTGTCGGTCTAACAAATTCTGATCAACAAACAAACAATATCATTGCTTTCTATGATAGTTTGACTTCTACATCTTACGGTGTATTTGACTCTGGTTATAAGTACACCTACGATAGGTTCAATAACACATTCCGTTATGTACCTCTAAATGGTGACGTTGCTGGATTGATGGCAAGAACATCCATTCAGTCTTATCCTTGGTTCTCACCTGCTGGTGCAACTAGAGGAAACATCAACAATGCAATTAAACTTGCATACAACCCATCACAAGCACAGAGAGATGAGTTATATCCTAAGAGGATTAACCCAGTTGTATTCTCTGCTGGTGCTGGTATAGTTCTATTCGGTGACAAAACTGCACAGAAAGAGGCATCTGCCTTCGATAGAATTAATGTTCGTCGCTTGTTCCTTACAATTGAGGGTACAATCGAGAGAGCCGCAAGATCACAACTCTTTGAGTTCAACGATGATCTTACAAGAACAAACTTCTTGAATATTGTTGAACCATATCTTCGTGATGTCAAAGCTAAGAGAGGTATTACCGACTTCGTAGTCATCTGTGATGAGTCTAATAACACACCTGCTGTTATAGATTCAAATACCTTCAAGGCAGACATCTTCGTTAAGCCTGCACGTTCTATTAACTTCATTGGTCTAACCTTTGTTGCTACAAGAACTGGTATTAGCTTCGATGAAGTTGTTGGCTCTGTCTAATTTCTAACCCCTTACTAAATACATACGAAGAGAGGACTTAAAACAATGCCTACCAAGAACTTACCAAATATAGGTGCCAGGACGATTAACTCGTTCAGGTCAAAACTTATCGGTGGTGGTGCAAGGCCTAATCTATTTGAAGTTGTACTTCAATTTCCTGATGGTGTAGGCATAGATGCTAATGCACCAGAGGATTCAAGGTTTATGGTGAAAGCCGCAAACCTTCCTGCATCAAACATCAACGTGATTGATGTTCCTTTCAGAGGAAGGAATCTCAAGATTGCTGGTGACCGCACATTTGATGTGTGGACAATCACTGTCATCAACGACACTACATTCAATCTCAGAAATGCTTTTGAATTGTGGATGAATGGAATCAACAAACATGATAATGCTACTGGAGAAACAACTCCTGCGGATTATCAGACTGACGCTATGGTTTATCAGTTGGGAAGATCAACTGTTAATTCTGCACAAGGTAATGATGGTTCTATTCAAGGTCAGAATGACAAATTACCAGTATTAAAGTCTTACAAATTCCACGGGATATTCCCAACAAACCTTAGTGCGATTGAGTTATCATACGATCAACCTGATACAATAGAAGAGTTCACTGTTGACCTACAGGTTCAGTGGTGGGATGCTTTTAAAGGTGGTCAAGATTCTTCTATGCTTGGTTCAGATCCTAACGCTTAAACATCTTATATAAATAACTGGGAAGGCCCAGTATGAAGTGAATTAATGGCTAAATTATTTGGTTTTAAGATACAGAAGGACGACGAGCAGAAAAAGAACGTCGTCTCACCTGTACCTCAGTCTAATGAGGATTCATCGGACTATTATGTTTCGAGTGGGTTCTATGGGCAGTATGTCGATATTGACGGTGTATTCAAGAATGAGCACGAGTTAATAAAAAGATATCGTGAAATGGCACTTCATCCAGAAGTGGACAGTGCCATAGAAGATATTATAAACGAAGCAATAGTTTCGGATCAGAATGATTCTCCAGTCGAAATCGATTTGGAGAATCTTCCTGCATCTGAGAAGCTTAAACAACTCATTAGAGATGAGTTTAAATCTGTTAAAGAAGTTCTAGACTTTGATAAAAAGTCCCATGAGATTCTTAGAAATTGGTATGTTGATGGGAGAATCTATTACCACAAAGTAATCGATGTCAAGAAACCAGAAGAAGGAATTAAGGAAGTAAGATATATTGATCCACTTAAGATTAAACTGGTAAGAAAACTCAAGACAGATCCCACATTACAGGGAGTAATCAGATCAGTTAATCAAGGTCAGGATCCATCCAATATAGAAAATCCTGAGATAGAAGAGTACTATCAGTACGAGCCTAATACTCCTAATAAAAATAATGTGGGTGCTATAGGTGGCACACCATTTGCTCATAAGAATAAAGCAGTTAAGATTGCACCTGACGCAATAACATTCTGTCATTCTGGTTTAGTAGATAGAAATAAGAATACAATTCTTTCTTATCTAAACAAGGCAATTAAAGCACTCAATCAACTTAGAATGATTGAGGACTCTCTTGTTATCTACAGATTGAGTCGTGCTCCCGAAAGGAGGATCTTCTACATTGACGTAGGTAATTTACCTAAGATCAAAGCGGAACAATACCTCAAAGAGGTTATGAACCGTTATAGGAACAAGTTGGTGTATGATGCATCTACTGGTGAGATCAGAGATGACAGAAAGCATATGAGTATGCTTGAAGATTTCTGGTTACCTCGTAGAGAAGGTGGTCGTGGTACAGAGATTACAACTCTTCCAGGCGGACAAAACCTTGGAGAACTCTCTGACATAGAATATTTCCAGAAGAAACTTTACAGAGCTCTGGGTGTACCAGAATCACGTATTGCTGGATCTGGAGAAGGATTTAATCTTGGAAGATCTTCAGAGATCTTAAGAGACGAGATTAAGTTCACCAAGTTTGTTGGTAGGATGAGAAAGAGGTTCTCATCTGTCTTCCTTGACATGTTGAAGACCAACTTAATCCTTAAGAACATTGTTACGCCAGAAGACTGGGAAGTCCTCTCTGATCACATCCAATTCGATTTTGTATACGATAATCATTTCTCAGAATTAAAAGAGGTAGAACTCATTAACGAGAGACTTGGTGTTGTTGCTGGAGTCGATCCTTATGTTGGTAAGTACTACTCACTTGAATGGGTGAGACGTAATGTTCTTAAACAGAAGGATGAGGAGATCATTGAGATCGACAAACAGATGGCACAAGAAATTGAGGATGGTAAGATTGCTGACCCAATGGAAGTGCAACAACTGGAAATGGGTGTTCATCCAGAACAAATGCCTGGTGGACAAATGAACCCAATGCCTGAAGAAATGCCTGCTGAAGAGCAACAAGCACCTCCTCCACAGATGCCCAAAGGTGGAGAGATATAAATACCTTTAGTCTAATTCTATATTAACCCTTATGGATAATGATTTAATTGATATGATAGCCGCTGAAGATCCTTCAGCTACCGATATTCACGACAAACTTAAAGATCTTCTTTATGCAAAGTCAGCTGAGAATATTGATACTATCAAACCAGCTGTGACTGCCTCTATGTTTGGTGGGCCTAACCCCTATCTAGACGTACCAGAGACAGAAGTTGAGACTGAACCAAGTGAAGAACCAGTTGCATCTGATGAAGCACCTGGCACACCTGCATCCGTTGAGGATTCAGAAGTCGAAACCCCTACTGCTGAAGTAGAAACACCTGATAATGAGACCGAAGAAGAAAAACCTGAGGCTTAAAAATGAAACTCATTAGAGAAGAGATCGAAACCTGTAAAGTTCTTGTCGAAGAAAAGGAAGGCAAGAAGTCAATGTTTATTGAGGGTACTTTTTTACAAGGTAACCTTAAGAATAGGAATGGTCGATTCTACCCTACAGAAGTTCTTGAAAAAGAAGTTAATAGGTACTGTGAGTCATTCGTGGCTAAAGGCCGTGCTCTTGGAGAGCTAGGTCATCCAGAAGGTCCAACTGTAAATTTGGACAGAGTATCTCACAAGATTGTAGACCTTCATAGGGAAGGGAATAATTTTGTAGGTAAAGCAAAGCTTTTAGAAACCCCTATGGGTGTTATCGCCAAGAATCTTTTAGATGAAGGCGTACAACTTGGAGTTTCTTCTAGAGGCATGGGTAGTCTTAGAGACACTAACGAAGGTTACAAAGTCGTTGGTGAAGACTTCATGCTCGCAACTGCAGCTGATATAGTTGCAGATCCTTCCGCCCCTGACGCTTTCGTCAATGGCATTATGGAAGGAGTTGATTGGGTCTGGGAATCTGGACTACTTAAAGCTCGTGAAGCAAATCTTGTTGTTGAGGAAACTCCTGCCACAATTGCAGTCAAAGAGCCAGAAGAAGTAGTTGAAGAAGCCATTGAGAAAACTCAAGAAACTATAAATAAATTTGTTAGTCAAGGTCAGCTTGATGAGAAGAAGTTGGAAATCTTCCAAAACTTCCTATCAAATCTTTGATTTAATAAATAAACATAGATTAACGATATCTAATCACGTTTTAAAGCGGAGAGTTCAAAATGTCTCGTGGAGATTTACAAGAAATGGAAGTAGGCACAAAGCAATCCAACACTGCTGTTAACGCTGGAGCTGGTAAAGGGGATCCAATGCCCTCTACACCGAGCGACTATGTTAAAAGTTCTCAGGCAGTAGAAGATCTGGGAGGTCCTACACCCCAGAACTCAAAGCCGGATGACGAGTCCAATGCGCTTAAGACTCCTACAAAGACTATTAAGCAAGTTGCAGACGTAGTTACTAACCGTCCTGGCAAAGGTGGAGGAAACCCTGGCATGCCTACTTTAAACAAAGGTAAGGTTTCTTACGAAGAAACTGAAGCATCAACAGACGAGAAGGTGGAAGCCATCGTCGAAGATGAGACAGTTACTAAGGAAGACGAAACCAAGGTTGACCTTAACTCAGCTATCGAAGAGGACGTTAACGCTCTCCTCGCTGGTGAAGACCTATCTGAGGAATTCAGAGAAAAGGCAAAGGTAATCTTCGAGGCATCTATCAATGCTAAGATTACAGATATCGAAAATCAACTGAACGAAGAATACGCTACCAAACTCAACGAAGAAGTTGAGACTATCAAAGTATCTCTTACAGAGAGAACTGATGCGTATCTCGAATATGTCGCAGAAGAGTGGCTAGAGGAGAATCAGCTAGCAGTCGAAAGAGGCATCAAAGCCGAAATGACTGAATCATTCTTAGACGGCATGAAAAAGCTTTTTGAAGATCATTATGTATCATTACCTGAAGATAAATATGATGTTCTAGAGAATATGGTAGACAAACTTGATGAAATGGAGACCAAGCTTAACGAGCAGATAGAAAGAAACGTTGCACTTAACACCAAACTTGGTGAGTCAACAGCTCAGACTGTCTTCAACAACGTTGCAGAAGGACTTGCAGTATCCCAAAAGGAAAAACTACAAAGTCTTGCAGAGGGTGTTGAGTTTGAAAGTGAAGAA